TGTGGGGATATGGGCCCTATCCTTCTTCTTGGAATCCCTCGATTCCTAAGTCTATTGGCATCCATCCTGTAAGAAAGGAGGACACCCTATGAAGAATTTTCTTCTAGACTCGGGGGTAAAGGGACGATTCATTGCCTACGGATTACCGGCATATCTGGCACATGATTTGAGTGTGCTGGTTAGTAGATATGTCAGTAATTCCGGTCCTGCCTGGACTGTCTCCCGTCTGAAGTCGATTAAGCTAGACCTCATTCGTGAGCGTGCAGGTTTACCGCCTATAACCTGGGTTCGTAAGAACCGTTCTGGTTACTGGTTTGGTATTCTCGGAGCTCTTCGTTCTTACGCGAAGAAGTCGGACCGTTGTTTTGCAACGGTGGTAAACTGCCTGATGTGTTATTCAGGCTTTGTACCAACCAGTCCGACCAAGGAACACTTGGAAAAGTTCCGTTGCTCCGTGTGTGCTGATCCCGTTTTTATTCCTAACGAGATCCTGCATAGCTTTGCAAAGCACACACTTGAGACAGGACTAAGATGTCCATCACCGGATCCAGCTAAAGATTTCACACCCCTAATATATTTTCAAGGGGCTCAATCTGTGAAATCTCCCTATTTGAAGGGGACTTCGGTGAAGCAGTCAGAGTTTCTCGAACGAGAGCTCGATCATTTGACTGATGAGAGAACACAAGATTTTATCCGCTGGAATTGGGATATTTATCAGTATGTTTTCTCTGGACTAAAACGGAAAGAAGTACTTCCGGGACCTTCCGCATGGGAGGACCATGGCTCCGATGCTCGCCCTTGGGGCGGTCGGATCATCCCCCTTGTTAAAGATGGGGGTTGGAAAGTCCGCTGGATAGCCTCGCCAGCCCGGATCCACCAATTGGCATTAAAGCCTCTTGGAGATTCCCTTTTTAGACTCTTACAAGGTCTAGACTGGGATTGTACTTTTGACCAATCTAAAGCTATCCCGTCCATCCAGAAACACTTGTCAGAAGGCAAGCAGACCTTTGCAGTCGATTTATCGTCTGCGACAGATTATTTTCCTCTGTCCTTACAAAGACGCATTCTCCTATGTTTAAATTCAGGAGTCTGGTGGTCACAACATGTCGACCTCTTTTGTAAGTTAGCGTCTGCCCGCTGGTCTTCTCCTTTGGGAGAGATCAGCTGGACGAAGGGACAGCCCATGGGGCTATACCCTTCATTTGCATCCTTTGCCTTGTCCC